GGCTCAATAAACGTGCCTGATAGCGACTTTGTTATTAACGGTGAGCCTGATGACCCAGCCGCACTTATCCGCATCTATCAGCAAACAGATGAGGGCTATGAGCCAACAGACCGGCTAGTAGGTCACAAGTTCAGCACATTGACCAAAATCGCTAATTTGCGGTATATTGACGAAACAGGAGTGAACAAAATGGATCGTCATATTCAAAATATCGTGGAAACAGATGAGACTGTGACCATTACTTTCGGCAAAAGCGACACTGATGCACAAGTTGAAACGCAAACAGCCGGATATGATGAAGAAAAGGAAGAGCGTTTCGACCGTTCTGCGCTGACATTTCGGGCGGCAGATGGCGAAATGGTCGATGAAGATGACCGGCGAGTTTCTATGAGCATATCAAGCGAAGAGCCTGTCGAGCGTTCTTTTGGCCTTGAAGTGCTAGAGCATACAGACGAAAGCATTGACCTATCGCGGCTTAATAGCGGTCACGCACCGTTGTTATTAGACCACGATTTGACAAAACAGATTGGCGTTGTTGAACGTACTTATCTTGATAAAGCAGACCGCAAGTTGCGTTCTGTTGTTCGCTTTGGAAAAGGCGCACTTGCAAGAGAGGTCTATGATGATGTCAAGGATGGTATCAGGAGCAACGTCAGCATCGGTTACCAAGTCAAAAATATGGAAGCAAAGAACGACAGAAGCGGGACGGTTTCTGTTAATTCGTGGGTTCCATACGAAGCTAGTATTGTTTCGGTTCCGGCAGATAATAATGTTGGGGTCAATCGCAGTGCTGAATTAGAAAAACCTGTCATTCAAGTAAAGGAACAAAAAATGACTGAAGTAAACACAGACGAAATCCGCGAAGCAGCCGCAGAAGCAGCCAAGCGCGACTTTCAAAAGAATGCTGGCGAAATTATTAAGCTGGCCCAAAAGCACAACCGCCGCGATTTAGCTGACCAAGCTATTGGCGATGGTATGTCAGTTGCCCAATTCCGTGGCGTTCTATTAGACGCAATCGGTGAAGGCACACCTCTTGAGCAGTCAGTTGGCGCAGTTGATATGTCAGCTAAAGAACAGCGCGATTATTCATTTATGAAAGCTGTTCGCGGTCTGGTGAACGGTTCTGGCCTAAATGGTCTTGAGCGTGAAGTATCAGAAGAAATCGCAATGCGTTCTGGTCGTGAAGCTCGTGGCTTCTATGCACCAGATAGCTTCTGGACTGGCAAGCGTGATTTGACTGTCGGCACAAACTCAGCCGGTGGTTTCTTGAAGCCAACAGACCATCTTGGCGACCAGTTTGTTGACGCGCTACGCGCTCGTTTGGTCTTCTCAGACCTTGGTGCACGTTTCATGTCAGGTCTAAAAGGCGATGTTGCTATTCCGAAGCTATCTGCTGGTGTAGCCGCTGGGTTTGTTGCTGAAAATGGCGCGACTTCTGAGGTCAATGCTACTTTCTCACAAATCACAATGTCACCAAAGTCACTTGGCGCATTCTCAGACGTTTCACGTTTGTTAATGATACAGTCAGACCCATCTGTTGAGCAGATTGTTCGTGATGACCTTCTAAACAGCATCGCACAAAAGATTGAAGATGTTGCGATTGAAGGCGGCGGTTCTAATGAGCCTACAGGCATCACAGGAACAGCCGGTATCGGTTCAGTTGCAATCGGAACTAACGGTGGCGATCTAACTTGGCAGGCAATCACTGACCTTGTTAAAGAAGTAGAAGTAGACAATGCCGCTATCAATGGCGACACATTGGCTTACCTCACAAACCCGAAAGTGAAGTCACATATGGCTTCAACTTCAAAGGTTGCTTCAACAGACAGCGTAATGCTTCTGGATGCGCCGTGGGATAACCTTTACGGGTACAAGCTGGCAGTTACAAACAACGTGCCATCTGACCTGACCAAAGGCACATTAGACCCAGCATCAGCAATGATTTTCGGTGACTTCTCACAGCTAATGATGGGCTTCTTTAGCACACCAGATATCTTGATCGACCCCTACACAGGCGGGGCGTCAGGTGCCGTTCGCATACGCGTGATGCAGGAATGTGACATAGCGGTAAGACATGCCCAGTCATTCGCAGCGTGTCTCGATATTGACGCTTCCTAAACATATTAAGAGGGGCGGCATTAGTCGCCTCTCTTTTCACCAGTGAGGTCAAACATGAATATTAAATGCAAACGCAGTATGTTAGTGAACGGCAATCATCATGAAGCTGGTGACGTTATTGAAGTGCCGACACATATCGGCCTTGATTTGGTCAATATGGGTAAAGGTGAAGTTGTAGAAAAAAGCGCAACTGTCACTGACAGGGCAATCGGTCTGACAAAGAAATCAGCCGCATCACTTGTGAAACGGAACACAAAGAAAAAATGATTATTTATATTTTAAAAGATTGCATTGCTAATGGCGAAACATTGAAGGCTGGCAAGTCGCACGACATTGCGCCTAATATCGCACAGAAGCTAATTGCCCGGGGCTATGCAGAAGCAGGCACCGGTAAAGAAAAAGAAAAACCCGCAGAGCTTAAAGAAGATTATTAATGGCAGTAGAAAGCGCAGCAGATAGAGCGATATTTGTCGGTGTCGATGATTTCGGCGTTGCGGCAACATATACGCCATCGGGCGGGTCAGCTTCTACTGTGAACGGCGTCTTTGATAATGATTTTATCGAAATAGACGCTGGGGGCGGGATTGGGGTAGCTATGCAACAGCCGCGTTTTCATTGCCGCACTGCAGACGTTTCTAGTGCCGCAGAAGGCGATGCTATCACAATCAGCGGTGTCAGTTACATTATCCGCATTGTGCAAGATGACGGCACTGGAATGACTATTTTCGTATTGGAAAAACAATAGATGGCGCACGTTAGAAATCAAATACGCGATGCTATTGTGATCGCAGTGACCGGCCTTACCACGACCGGCACTAATATTTTTCGCAGTCGGGTCTTTCCGTTGGAAACAACAAAGCTACCGGCCTTGTGCGTCTTTACTAAATCTGAGGATGTTGAGTTTGACACTTTACACATCCCGCGTTCTATAAATCGCGTTCTTGATGTTGCTGTTGAAGCATACGTTACAGGCACAGCGAATTATGATAATACTTTAGACACGATTGCGGTTGAAGTCGAAGAGGCTTTATCTGCAGACGTTACGCTTGGCGGCAAGTCAAAAGATTTGCAAGTTATAGCGTTTGAAGCTGATTATATCGGTGACGGTGAGCAAACCGTTGCTGTGGGTCGCTTCACAGTTCAAGTGCAATACCGCACTCTTGAAAATGATGTTGAAACTGCCGCTTAGAAAAGGAAATTTCAAATGGCTACACTTATAGGAAAAGACGGTGTTGTGAAACTGGGAAGCAACGCCATTGGCGAAATCCGGTCTTACAGCATTGAACAGACAATGGATGTGATTGAAGATAGCGTGATTGGCGATACAGACCGCACATATAACGCAGGTCTAAAGTCATTCTCTGGCTCAATGGATGTTTATTTTGATGATACAGATGCAGGTCAGCTTGATGTGCAGGTCGGTGATACAGGCACAATCTCTGTGCAGGTTGAAGGTGACACATCTGGCGACCACAAACTATCTGGCTCAATCTTGGTAACAGGCCGCACAATCACAGCATCTTTTGATGGTATGGTTGAGGCATCTGTGACTTTCCAAGGGTCAGGCGCACTTACTGAGGCGACCGTTTCTTAATGTCGCTGGGTAGTAAAATCGCTGAAAAGCGCAATAAACAGCGGCGCACAATTCAAGTCTCTGAGTGGGGAGATGATGCGCCGTTGTCTATTTATGTATCGCCTGTAACAGCGGGTGATATCGACAAGTTGCAAAGAAAGCACAAAGACTTTCTGAACAATATGACAATCGCCGGAATGGTTGATTTGATTATTGCAAAAGCAGAAGACGCAGACGGAAACCGTTTGTTCACGCTTGAAGATAAATACACCTTGCTGGCCGAGCCTGTTGACCTGATTGCAATTATTGCAGCGCAGATTTTTACTGATGCTAAAAGCATTGAGGAACAGGAAAAAAACTAAGAGACGATCCGTTTCGGCTTAATGTTATGGCCTTAGCGGATCGGTTACACAAGACGCAGTCAGAAATTGAAGAGCTATCATTATCAGAAATGAATGAATGGTTCGCATATTTTAAGGTGTTAGAAGATGGCAGAACCAAATCTTAAAATACCCATTACCGCTATAGATAAAACGCAACGCGCATTCGGGACGGTGCGTAGTGGGTTAAAGCGTGTTTCTGGCTCAATCTTAAACGTCAAAACTGCGCTGGGTGGCCTTGCAGCCGCCGCTGGCATAAAGATGTTTGCGACCCAGATTGATGACCTTGCTAAAGCATCATCACGCCTTGGCATCACTGTGAATGAATTACAGTCATTACAGTTTGCGGCATCTCAAACAGGCGCATCATCAGAAGAACTTGAAAAAGGTCTAACGCGTTTTAGTCGGTCAATCTCTGAGGCATCATCAGGTATCGGCACCGGCCTTAGGGCATTTGAAGCATTAGGCGTTACGGTAACTGAT